TTAGGTATATCCTACTCTCTTTACTAATCTAATTCAACTCTTTTTATCGGTTTTACGATATAATATTACTCTTAACTGCTCTAATAGCGTAATAAATAGTTAGGTAGGTTGCTGTTCGTATAGAAAGCGATACCCCGGTGGCGCGCCCCCCTACGGGGGGTCTGTATATAAAGCCTTCCCCCAAATCCCACACAATTTTTTGAACCATTTTTTTCTACCAGCAACCCCTAAGTTACCGAAATCATTATCGAATAAATTATTTTATTTTTTCCTTGACATCCATTATATATGGGCGTATAATAGAGTCAAAATTAGGGGTAGTAAATTTATGGAATTAGCCTTGAGCATTCACGAACAGTATAGACAAGATAAAGCACTTCTGTCAAGGCCGATTACCACTTTAACCAAAATGGCTGGTTTGAGTGTAAACGATGTATATTCTATTTTATTGCCAGAGTTGTCTGGCCGTGACTTGGGGGAGTCAATGAGATTCGCTGAAGTTGGGCTAAAATACGCAGTTATGGTTGACCGCAACAGATTGAGAGAGGAAGTAGGTGAGCAATTTGTCTTAGCTCTTGATTTGATTATTACATTGGTGAAAGATGGTCTGAACTCAACAGACAAGTGGATTAAACGAAAGGCTATATTATTACATAGTACCCTAATTGATGAAGCATCAGAGAGGAAGCGATTTGTGGAGTCGGTCTTGGCAGATGATAAATTTGAAATGGTTGCAGCTTCAATGATACGAGTACAGAAATTAGAGGATGAAGTTTTAGATTTTGAGATGAAGGAAGGTAAGGATTATGCGTTAGTTGCAATAGGTGCTTAAGAAATCTATGGAATTATCTTCAGATGACCAGACATTAAAAGAGAAATACAAGAGCAGCACGTATCTGCTTGGTAAAGACCTATTGGGTTTTAAGGATTTAACACTGGGTTTTCACTATAGATATATATGCTCGAAACTTGATGAGCCACGCAGAACCCGTATTCGGCTGTGGCTTTTACCGCGTGGACATTTTAAAACAACTCTTTGTACAATAACACAATCCATATCGTTACAACTTAATACTCCATCCATAAGGATAGCAATCGTATCTGGTGTGTTGCCTAACGCTAAGAGTATGGTGACAGCTATCGGCATACCATATCTATCTAACAAACGGTTTCGCACTTTTTTCCCTGAATATTGTCCGATTAAACCGTTGGCCCCAGAAACGAAATGGACAGAAAGTCAAATCGAAGTGCCTAACCGGGGTGGACGTCCTGTAATGGAAAGTACCTTTGAAGCATTTGGTGCCGATTCAACTCTAACCTCCAGACATTACGATCATCTTATTATAGATGACTTGGTAACACGGGAAAACTCCATGACTCGTGATCAGTTGGATAAAACCAAAGATTTCTACAAAGCGTTGTTTCCATTACGGGATAGTCCCAATACACCAATAGATATTGTAGGTACGAGGTGGGACGATTATGATTTATATGGTGAGTTGGAAGATGACCCTGACATTGAAGTTATTAAAGTGCCAGCGATAAATGCCAAAGGGGAATCAGCATTTCCAGAAAGATATTCATTAGAAGAATTGATGAATATAAAAATGGGTGCGAAAATGGGGAGTTATTTGTTTTCGTGTCTATATATGCTTAACCCTATTCCATCCGAAGATGCTATATTCAAACCCAATTATTTCAGTAAGTATTTCAGAATAAACCCCGACAGAACAGAATTAACAAGGGATGATGGTGTTGTTGTTCCAGTAGGTAATTGTTATATGGCTATTGATGGTGCGACAGAAGAAGGGAAGAATGACTATTCTGCCATAACGGTAGGTTTTCTGTCACACGATGATTATCTATATATAGTTGAAACATTCCACAAGCAAGTTGACCCAGTAGATTTTCTGGATAAGATGGAGGAACTATATAATAAGTGGGAATGTATTAAGTTTGCCGGACAGAAGAGTATGGTTGAAAAAATGCTAATGTCATTCTTGAGAAAGAAACTTAGAGATGGTAAACGATATATGTCTTTTGAACCACTCGGTAAGAATACAGGACAGAACAAAGAATTTCTTATTAAACAACTCCAGCCATGGTACGAGGGTGGTTGGGTATGGCACAATGAAAATATGAGAGGTGGTGCTTTAGAAGAAGAACTTTTAAGATTTCCGAAAGCACGACATGACGACCTTGCAGACTCTACACAGATGTTACTTGAGATAATCAGACCGTCTGGTAAAAAAGCAGTAAAGGAATCATACGATAGGAACTCTATACATATGTGGAAGAGACGATTGAAAAGAGCTTTCAAGGGGAACGATGCAAATCCCGGTGGTATATTGGCACAACATAATAGTGTAATAGATGTGGGAGTGTATTAAATGGCTAATATAAGTGTTGAGAAAACAAACCCCGAAGTCAAAATTTGGGAAGATAGAATTGAACGTGGAAAAAAACTGCGTAAGAAAAAGTTGAAGGAAGTGAAAGTATACATTGACTTTTACAAATCACTTCAATGGGGAAACAGGATTGTTAATCTTCAGCACAAACCTACAATCAATTTGATATTCCCTCATATCAGAAGCCAGATACCATTTCTGTATTTCCAGAACCCCAAGTGGTTTATTAGACCCACGAAATACATAGAGGGTACAGATACTATTGCAAACTCTAAGAAACTACAGGATTATTTGAATTATTATGCGAAAGAAAACATGGGAAGTTCTTTAAAAAAACAGATGCGTTTAGCTATTTTAGATGCATTCTTTTTGTTTGGTGCTCTCAAGTCTGGATATGTTGCTGATTTTGAAGCGAACCCAAATTTTGGAAAGCACAAAATTTTAGGGTATGATGCGGATGTTCCTATCTATGATGTTGATGTAAAGAATGGAGAATTTAAAATAGATGATGTAAAAGAATATCCGACAAACGAGAAGTTTGTTTCCAGAAGAGTATCTCCAAGTGCTTTTATTTTTGATACAGAAGGTAATAACTATTTTGATAATGGGCGATACATTATAGAAGAAATAGTAAAGTCATTGGATGAAGTAAAGAAGGATGATAAATATAGCAACACTGACAAACTGAAAGAAAACTTCTCTGTTAAGTTAGGGTTTGGTTCCAGAGATGATATAGAGAGCGAGGATTGGCTTGGTTCAGTAGAAGATGACTTGAAACGTATTACACTATATGAAATATATGATACTGAACATGATAAATTAAAAGTAATAGCAGAAGGACACAATGATTTTCTAAGAGATGAAAAGACTCCAGATGGTGTTGACAAACATCCATATTCATTTCTTCAATTCTATACTGTACCGGATGAAATATATCCCATATCAGAACTCAGGCCACTGATTCCAATAAATGAGGAATACAATATTGGAAGAGGCATGATAATGGAGCATGCTAAAAGATTTAATAGAAAGTATGCTACTGTTGATGGTATGATTGATGATTCTGAATTAACAAAACTTGAAAATGGTGGAGATGGTACAATCTTTAAAGTAAAAGACCTTCCACTTAGCAAGGTTATAGAACCACTACAAGATGCTCCATTAGATTCTGCAGTATATTCTAATTTTGAACAGAGTAAGATGGATTTCAGAGAAGTAGGTGGAGCAACAGAGCAAGAAAGGGGGGTAGTTGAAAGAAGGAAAACTGCTTATGAGGCTTCTAAAATGTCAGAGGCTTCTGGTATTCGCAAGGAGGACAGGAAATCTTTAGTCGAGGATTTTGCAGCGGATACAGGCAACAAACTAATTCAATCAATGCAAGCGAATTTAACAAACGAAGATGCTATGTTGATTGATGGTTCTGATGGTAAAATGAAATGGGAAACAATAGCACCAGAACAAATCAAGGGTCAATATAGAGTAACAGTTGAAGTTGGTTCTTCAGCACCCAAGATTCCAGAGTATGAAAGAGCAGAGATATCACAGCTTATCCAGAGTTTGGCTGGTTTCCCACCAGAAATGATAATGGAGAAAGTAAATCTTACAGGACTATTAAAAGCCCTGTCGAGAACATTTCATACTTTAGATGCTGATGAAATTCTCAACTCAGAAGAAGTACAAAAACAAAAGCAAGCTGAGATTCAAAAGAAACAGCAGATTGCTTCTTTGATAGAAATGAGAGGGCAAGATAAGCCTGTAACAGAAACACCAAAATCTGGAGAGAAATAATGCCGATTTACGACTATAGATGTACAAAATGTAAACATGAGTTTGAAGTGTATGAAAAAATAGATGACCTAAGTTTTCATAGTTGTCCCAAATGTAATGGAATGACAATTAGGTTGTTATCAGTATCAGCAGTGGTAAAAAGTTTTAATCCACAATTTATTGATGATATACAGGACAAACCCGTTTATGTTAAAAATAAACAAGAAGTAACGGATGCAGTGAGTAGGTTCAATGATAGTGAACTTGCTTCAAAACAAGGAAAAGTCAGAGTTTACGAATAGGAGGAAACAAAATGCCATTTAAGAATTTTGAATTATCAGATGATTCCAAAACGATTACCATTATAAAAGATGATGATGATGGTGGTGGTGTTGTGGATGGTGTTACTAATGATGATGGAAAAATTGATGTTGATGAATTGATGAAGTTCGATACTTCTGCTTTACCGGAGGAGCATCGAGGAAGTGTGGATAAGTTGAAGGCTACGATTGGTGACCAAATTGCACAACTCAACAAACTGCAACCAAAAGCAGATTTGTCTGAAGCTTTGATGCAACAGCTTGGTAATCAACAGAGAGTGCCTGAAAAGAACTTAGACGAAAGCGGTGATGTCAAGAAGAAAGAAGTTTCAGAGAAAATGGAGTTTGAGGAAAATGATTATTATGCAAAGTATTTCAACGCTCTAAATGGTGCGATAGAAAAACTTGGAGCAAGAATTGATGAAGTCACAACTTCAACCAATTCTGAAAAACAAGATGTCTTTAAGGAAAAAGTTACAACTTTCTTTAAAGACAACAAAGTCCAGCCTGACGTTATACGCAAGATGGACGCTGTCGCAAAAGAGCTTGGACCAAATGCATATAAAAATTTACCGAGGCTGTTGAAAATAGCCAACTCTGAACTTGGCATTAAAGAGGAATCCAAAGTGGATATTGATAAAAAAACAACAACCTCTGTTCAGTCCAGAAAGAATGTTGTTGACATGGGTGGTAAGCAAAAGACTGTTACTGAACCGAAAAAAATCAGTAACATGGCTGATGCGTTTAACCAAGCTGTCGAAGAAGCTGCTGGATAAAGGACAGATTACAATAGGAGGACAAGGTTATGGCTATAAGTTCAATTACATATGATTTTGATGGGATTCTTTCCAATACTTGGATGAATTACAGGCCAAAATTATATGATAATATATTCAATGCAAATCCTTTTATGTATTGGATACACGCGAATGGTAGAAAAAGAACTGAAGATGGTGGAGAGAGAATTGTTATTCCGTTGGAATATGGGAAAAACGATACTATCAAATCCATGACAAGTGGATATGATACGATTGATACCACACCTCAGGAGCACATGACAAGTGCGTATTACCAGTGGAAAGAAATTGCTGGTACTACTACCATTTCAAACAAGGAACTTGCTCAGAATCAGGGCAAGAATCAGATATTAAAACTTTTGCAGAGCAAAGCAAATAACACCGAAATGTCCATGAGTGAAATTGTCAATGCCATGATGCTTGCATTTTCGGCAGGTAATGGTGGACATGATCTTTTGCCGGTGTTTCATCTGTTGCAGAAAGCGTTTGCATCAACTACAGTTGGCGGTATCAACCAGAGTACATATGCTTGGTGGCAGAATCAGGTTATAGAATCATCCACAAGCTCTACTGCTACTTGGGCACAGTTGGTAAAAGAGATGGCTCATTTGTACAACAGTTGTTCAAAGGGTGGGTCAAAAGGGAAACGTAGTCATCCCGATATGATTCTTTGTGACCAGAGGTATTACGAAGCCTATGAAAATGCTGCGAGAGACAAAGGTCAGATAATTATGACCAATGAAACCGTAGCTGATCTTGGTTTCGGTGGCCTAAAGTTCAAGGGTGCAACGATAATGTGGGATGAATATGTACCTGATGTTGATGCTGGCACCGCAGTTACCGTTCCTACCGTTGATACATATTGGACAGATGAATTAACTGACTACAGTTCAGCAGCATTTATCAATTCAGAATTTCTTGAATTGGTTGTGTGCAAAGGTCAGGACTTTACCATTGGCCCGTTTATTCAACCGGAAAACCAGAAAGCCAAAACGTCCATTCTGTATATGATGGCGGAACTGTGTTGCTCGAATAGACGGAAACAAGGTATTCATTACAAAATTGATCAGCAAATAGTTGCTTAGGGGGGGAATATAAAATTATGTTATTCTCAAGAATAAACAGGGCTGACCCTGAACGAGTAATTATTATCGTTAAGGCAGCAGAAGCATTGCTTGATGGGCGACCAGTTTGTTACCATTTT